TTCGGAACAAATTCCGTAGTTTCCGTACAAGCTTTTTTGGCCCTACGGAAAGCCTTCAGAAGATTACGGGATCTTAAGAATAGGCAAATGCGAATTCGTCCGTACGGAGGCACTCTCCTAGGAGGGACGAAAGGCTTTTGACGGACTAATCCAGGTGGTTAATTTAGATAAGATAGCCGAAAAAAAAAACGCCCCGGGTTGGGTCCGGGGCGGGGCTTAGCTACGAGTTAACAAATGCTTTGCTAAGTTTTGGGACGGTGGCCCGGGCGGCCCTGAGGGCGCGGCTGGTAGGCGTCGAGGTCGGTCTCGGCAATCATCCAGGCTCGGCCAAAACGGCGGGCCGGGATTCGGCCTTCCCGGATTAAACGCCGGACCCGGCTGGGATCGATCCCGAGCCGGGCGGCTGCGTCGGCGATGGTCAACATTCGGTGCTCCTTTGAGGCTTTAGTATTCGATCAGGTTGGCAAGTTTCTTGATCTCGGCGGCGAGACTGTCCAGCTTCGCCTTTTGTTTCTTCCACTCGGCGTAGCCTTTGAGGCTCTCGGCCTTGTAATTTTTGGCGTCCTCAAGCTTGTCGGCCTTGTCCGCCACCATGGCCTTTTTGGCGGCTTCGCGGTATGCCTTGTCGAGGGCGACCAATGTCTTGCTTATCTCGTTCGCCATAGCCAATTTCTTTTCGCGCTCTTCCTTGAGCGGCTTGACCCGGGCCTGCCTTTCCTCTTCCTTCTTTTTCAGGTCTTCCGCTTTTGGCGCGGCAGCTTCTTTTTTTCCCTCGGCATTTGCGGCGGGTTTGCGAACCGGTTGGATTGAAAGGCCGTTCTTGCCCATACTGATTTTAAATTTCATCATTCCCTCAACAATCCGCCGACCCAAGCTCACTTCAATTACCAGATCAGAGATGGGTAAATTGATACCTTCCACCAAGACATGAAACTTGTGGTCTTCTTCAGGACCAAGAAACAGTTCTCTTTTCGCAAACAGATAAGTAGACCTCATCTGGGCTACCGCGCTTTTTTCTCCGTTTTCTGTCACACCGTATCCGGAGAAAACATAGGCAACACCGTCATTCAAATCGAAGTCCTTTGAAAAAAGACGACGGTGAGCCAGCTTAATTACCTTTTTGCTTACATTCTGAATCCGGACTTCAAACTCCAGGGTCCGGTTTTTCAAAACTGGATTGACTGCAGAGACTGCAATTTCGCCGTTTGTAAAAGGCTTGCCCGTCAAATCCTCGGCACGAACAGCACAGCTTGCAGAAGCCAGAACCAAACCGAATGCAATTTGTAATGTGAGTTTCATCTTTTCCTCTCCTGCTTTTGGGCAGAGATCGCTGCGATCTCCATGCACCTATACTATCCCGAATGCAGGACAGTATCAAGGGAGGATAAAAAATTTCAAAAAAAAAACGCCCCGGGCGAGCGAACCCGGGGCGCGAGCGACAACAAAGGGAGCCGATGGGATATACCCTAGGACAGGGCCTCCAAAACAATCTTAACCGCAAACTTTAGCACGATGCCCAGAGCAAGCCCGCCGAGGCCTTTTTTAACCTCCGGGTGCTCCAGGTCGGCTATCAACTCGTGGCACGCCTCAACAATCTCGGAGGGCGAATTCGGTTCGGCGTCGCCGAATCCTTGCTGAATCGGGAAGCCCTGCCCCAAACCGAATCCGAGCAGATTCCAAGCCGCCTGGATTCCGAGGCTTTTGTCCACCTTTCCGCGGGCGACATCTACCAGCGTCATCAGGGCGTCGGTGCTTAAGCTGTCGGGATAATCAACCATAAAAATCTCCTTGGGTAAAGAAATCAAACGCACTTGGTCCAGTCAATCGACTTGGTTGGGTGACTGGGGAAGCCATCAAACGCGGAGAAGGCCCACGAATCGTTTTGCGAAAGCATCTCATCGATGACATCCGCATCGGCCCAAAACCCTTCCGGTCCTGGGTCTCCGGCTCCAACCGGTCCGGTGTGGACGCTCGGCCCCCAGGAATTATCTAACCGGCCGCCTTCGCGCCGACCGGTTTGATATCCGGTCAACGCCATACAATGGGCCCAGCGGCCACGAGGTCGGGCGAATCCGTCGCGGTCCCGGTCCATGCTAAAACCTTGATTGCTACAAACAGAGATCCCGTATCCGGACGCCAGCGCGCGCTTTGCCTCCTCCCAGGAATTGATTTCCGTGATCGCGCGGATCGGGTGAAGCCGCGACAGATCCTCGATATCGGCGGGAATGCCAGCGTTTCCCCATTTCCGGGACAGCTCGACGCTGTATTCGGAGAGGTCGTAGCTGCCATGTACCGCGCGTTCCATGATGCCATAAGATTTCACGAACTCGGCGGCCCATGCCCCTATGCTGCCATCGCCGCGGCCCAACCGGCCTTTGCCGATCTCGACCCGTGAACCGCCATAGATCGGCTCGGTACAGACTTCGCGGAAGTGCTCGTGTTCCCCAGCGGCAATCTCGCAAAGCATCGTAAGCTCCACAGCCCGAGCGGTTCCGAAGCTAACGCAGGTTCCTATTGACCCTTGCGACCGCGGCGGCAGCAGATGGCCCAGCACCTTTCGAGCTGCATCCCAAAGAAAAACATGGTCCGGGAGAGGCGTATTATCCATGCCCGCCGGAGTGTCACCGAAACGAGGCTCCGGTTGCAGCTCTGCAACTTGACTCACCGCCAGCGGGTCGTGGATCCATCCGCCGAATTCCCAAGGCTCGTAAGACTCGTGCTTCTTGTCCAAGGCTAAACTCCCTTCAGAATCGAGATGATGCGCTGGAGAACACCCTTGGCCGCCGCGATGTCAAGCGGCGCTTCCGGGTCGCTCCCGACGACGCTGTTGATCTCCGTCGCAATCCGATCACGGAGCGGGCGAAGATCATCGAATTTCAGCGTCTGGGCCCTGGTCATCGCCTGCGCGAAATCCGCCACCGTCGAGGCTTGGTCGAGACTCCGAAAGGCGGCCTCATAGCTTTTGACGAGGGCATTCGCCTTCACCCTTTTCAAAGCGTCCTGTTCACCGCCATAGATCGACTTCAGCGCATTGGCCAACTCGTCATCCGGCGCGGGTCCGGGATTCGGAGGTAAAGGTGAATTGCTGCCCGGCAAAACCAAATCGATATTTGGCCCGCGCACCAGAATGGAGCCATCAGCCTGAATCGTGACCGTAACGGCGTTTTGTCGAATAACGGTCTGGTTCGGCTCCACCCGTATTTGAGGTGGCGCGGCCAAGGCTGTAAAGGCGAGAATAGGATAAATTAGAGTCATAGAATCTCCTTATTGTGCCCGGGCGAAAGCGCCGTGATAGATGTTTGCTGCTTTCACATAAGCAGCGTGCGCGTCTGAGGCGGCGAGGAAGAGACCTAAATACTTTTTTCTTCCAAAGACCCAGATTTCCGCCACCCATTTTTGTTTTACTTTACACCAGGAGGCACCCTTAAGGCCGGATGTGTTATTCTTCGGTATTTTGGAGTTCCATTGATTCTCTGACCTGGTGGCCAACCGTAAATTCTCTATGCGGTTATCCGATGGATTTCCATTAATGTGGTCGATGTGAAGCCCAGGAGGAATCGGCCCGTAAAACATTTCCCAAATTGCTCGATGAATCAGGCAGCGCTTCCCTTGGTACGCCACCTGCAAATAGCCATTGCCTTTTGGTGATCCTGCCTCGTTGCCGATACAAACCTTCCGCCCTGGTTTTACCTTCCAGTATAATTTTCCCGCCTCGGCATCGTAGACAAACACATTTTTCCAATCTATATTAGACATCGTCAATCCTCTCTTTCAGGGTTGGCATCGAAGCCGGAGGTGAATGGTCTCCGGCTTCTCTATTTACCCTGATCAGGATCGATTATTTCTCCGACACCTGGCTTTCTGTTAAATCCCTTACCTTCCGATTCGTATCCTTCACCGTCTCCTGAGTGACCTCGAAATTCTTCATTATCAAGCTGGTCGAGCTCTTCAAATCATGAATGTCTTTCCCAGCCATGGTCAGGAAATTTTCCAGCGTGGCCACGAACTTTAACCCCGCGTCCCGGAGGGGCAGCAGGACGAACCATGCCGAAAAAGCCACTAGGGCGGTAGGAAATCCAATTCTCTCAATCGCGCTGATTAAATCATTCATAAGTTCACCTTCCTTTATGCGGTTTCTCTTTTATAGACATAAAACATTTTTTCTTCCGCGGCCGTCACGGCGCCGGTTCCGGCAAATCTATATGTGTATAATCCCTCCGTGCTCGGCGCGAAATCCATGAGATAGCAGCCAACGCTCTCTCTCACTACAAACGCATCCCGTCCATATTGGAAGCTCGCCGTCGCTCCGTTCGGTTCCTTGATCGAAAGCGTCACCGCAGTCGGGTCCAAAAGATTCCCGTTCAGATCGGCGAATGTGCCGGACAGGCGGACCAGGTCGCCAATGTCAATTTTGCTATTTGTCAATGGATGCCTCCGTTTGTACTTTGAACAGCGAACGGGCGGCCAGCGTGCAGGAATACAGCGCATGCTCTTCCAGCGTGACCTTTCCCCTGGTTGGCCGAGCCGTGACCGCGAGCGATGAGGTGGAATAAGGGACAAAGGTAAACGGCGCGTCGCCCCACATCCTTACAGCACTCCTTGCCGTTTCGCTATTTTCGCCATCACCTGGAGGAAATGCGGCATGATCTCCACCACATCCGGGTTGGCATCGAGGAATTCCTGGCCCAATTGCTGTTTCAGAGATTCCAGATCCACAAAATTCCGGATGATGTTGTTGGTGGTCTCGCCGTTCAACGCAACGGCGTTGCCTTTGGCCCAGTACGATTCCAGGTCATAGGTCTGCCCGCCCATCCAGCTAATTCGCGTCCCGGTAAAAAACCATTGGTCATAGGTCGCTCCGCTTGTCGGAGGCACCACCGTCGGCTTGGTGGCCGGGATTTCAGGGAAAACGGGAACTGGTACATCATCAGCCATTAGAAAGCTCCTTAATTATCGGGCAGCCGAAACACGCCAGCCAGCGGCGCCGCTGCCGTTGTTGGTTGAATCGTAGATCAATTCGCAGGATTGGTTGGGGACGATGACGATGTCAGCGCCTGTTGAACTAAACATCCTATTTGCTGCTGTGGATGATGCGCTATTGTGAGCAAGCGTTAGGTTGGTCGTGCCGACATTGTAGATGCGGATCATACGGCCATCGGCATGGGTTCCACCAGATGGAGGAGCGATGCCTGTCAGACTAGCTGCTGATGTGCAGTTAATGCGCTGAAAAGCTGAAGCAATAAGGGCAAGATCATTTGTGTTGGCAGAGAAGGCGGTGGTTGATGATGGGAAGGAAAAAGAACCGCCAGCAATAGAAGTACCACCATCACGGATCGTGATCACGCCAGTAGTGTACGAGCAAATACCCGCAGAGCCTGAAGTTGTCTGAGCATTATTTCCGTTTACAAAAATCAACCTAGATTGGGTGTTTGCCGAGTTAGTTAAAAGCGCAGTAATCCCATTATTGGTCTCAATCATAAAGTGATTTGATGTTTGACTTTTTACTCCAATATATCCTGTTCCATTGACAGAGCTAGATACAAGCCCGGTCCCCAATGTCCCATTATTTTGTGTATCCCAACCAAATCCATACCCTTGTGTACTATTATTCCATGCCCCCATACGAGTATTTGCACCAGTAACATCATAAAATTTAACCCAACCATTCCCACCACTACTTCCCTGCGCTCCCGGTTGCAGAATAATATTCCCACCAGCACCCACACCGGAGCCATTGCCCGCCGCAATGGTGACATTGCCACCAGCTCCGGTTGTGGCGTTCGCCCCTGTGACCATCAAAGATCTTGTTGCTCCGGTTCCTGCTTGCGCAAGTCCGAGCGTACAAATATTGCCTTCCCATGTGATACCAAATCGCTCGTAATTGGCGGAATCGCTGAAGCTATTGTAGACCCGGAAAGACTGGGCAGTCGATCCGAACCGCTGGGCCAGAGCGTTTGCGGAATCCCGGAGTAGCATTGTATCAATTGAATTCCGCAAATCCGCTGGGCCAGCGACGGATGCGAAACCCACAGAGCCAGAAGATGCGAGGATCAGGTCACCGGTGCCCATGGCGTTGAGGCTGGCTTTCCATGTGGCGGTCGCGGCATTCCCACCTGCACGGACATCAGCAGGATAGATGCTATTACAAGTCAAATCACCGGGGAAATTGGGAGATGTCAGAGTTGGACTATTGGACAGAACAACAGACCCGGTGCCCGTGCTAGCGGTGACGCCAGTTCCGCCATTAGCAACAGCGACAATGCCGGTAACATTCGCAGCAGTTCCAGTAGTGTTTTGATTCAGCGTAGGGAAGTTCGTTAATGATGCCGCTGACCCATTGGGAGCCAGCACATCCGTGCCAATCACCAGACCCAAATTAGCTCTTGCCTCGGAAGCAGCTGTCGCTCCGGTACCACCGCTCGTGACAGGAATCGGCGAGCCTCCCCAGTTGGCGCCCGTGATCGCATTGGTAATCGGGTCAAACGCTGGCATATTCCAACTTGTTGGACCCATGAAAACATCTTTGGCGCCAGCGGTGAATGCCACCCGCTGGTTGTTGTTGGAGCTCTTCCTCACCTGCGTCCTGGTCAGCGTGCCAACAGCAGAATAGGTGGCGATCCCGCTTTCCCAATCGTTTCCCACGCGCGCGACAATGGTATAAGTGCAACGATCGCCAATCGCCATAGCCGACGAAAACGGAAGGAAACTATTGGCGGCGCCGAGCAAAACGATAACATCGGAGCCAACGACTTCCGTAGATTCCCTAATGCGATCCGCGGTGATGTAGGCCATGGTTCAGGGCTTCCTGGATTTTTTGTCGATCGCTGTTTTTGCGCTATGACAAGAGATACAAAGGCTCTGCAAATTGCCCGGGTCGAGCCTTGCGCCACCGTCGGCGATTGGTTTAATATGATCGACCTGATTGGCGCTGGTGCCGCATTTTGCACAAAAAGGATCCGTGGCCAGCTTCCAGCGGCGGAGCTTTTGCCAGGTGCCGTCATAGCCGCGTTCGGCGGTGGTCAGCTCCCGGGGCGCCTCCTTGCGCCTTGGTCCGGGATTTCGGTGGATGCCGCGTTTGTTGACCAAGTTAGGGCCCTTAATTGATTGCGCCAATCGACGGATCCAGACCGGGTTGGCCCATGTCGTACAGGAGCGCATTGAAGCCGCCGTAGTCTGCGATCTTGGCAGTCAATCCAATGAGGTCGGACGCGTAGATTCCCTTGCTTGCAATATAAAGCCCGGAGCCTGGAATCTTTTGGCAATGGTCCAAGAATACAACCGGTGTGTAAAATATCAGCCTTGCCGTTTTCGCCGTCGCATCGAGAACAAAAGCGGTGCCGTAACGAAGCGCGACGGTAACTTGCCAGCTTGAGGCTGAAACATTGGACAGGGTGAATATCACATTTGCACCCTGGGCATCTTGCCAGACCAGCGAGGCGCCTTGAATCTTTCCCGAAACAAATTGGCTTACGCTTATGCTTCCGCCACTACCGCCCGGCATCTGCACCAGGTACAGCCCCAGCGTCGTCGATGTCGTGGTGACGGCATTGGTCGCGACATCGTTGGTGGTGACGCCCTGCGTCCAGGTGCCGCCGATGCGCGCCATGTAGTTGGTGTTTGCCGATAGCGCGCCGCCGTTGATATCCTTAATCCAGATCGCGCCGAGTTTGTTGATGGTGCCATCGGGTTGCTTTTCGACAACTTGCCCCGGCGCGGCCATGGCTCCGGTATAGCCCGGCGGAAGCGTCGCATCCGTGCGGACCAGACAAATCTGGCCGCCGATGGCAGCGCCGTAGTTTTCGTTGGGGTCGGTCGAAGGAACACCCTGGAGCCGCTCGGTATATCGCACAGACTGGGCGATGCGCTTGGCGCTGTCGATGTCAAAGCCGGGCATCGATTAGCTCCAGATAGGTGACATGTTAAATTCAGCGTCGGGTTTGAAATGCAGCCACTCAATATCATTTTCCCATCCAACCCTGGTTGTGCCGTCGGCGTTGAGCGTCTTAATGCGAAGGCCCGACCAGGTGAGGAACTGAGGATCCGCAAGAGGTTGCGAGGTCATAAGCTCATCATAAATGGTGGTCAGTTTTTTGGATACAGGATCAACTGCCCGCCTGCCCATGTTGGCCAGCTCCACATCCCATCCCAAATATCGCTTTTCGTAAAGGTTGAGATTGGTACCCAGTTCCAAAGTAAATTTGCATGACCAAAAGAACATATTGTAATCGAAAACGGGATTGGCCGAGGTATTGACCAGTTTGAGCGTGCGAGGCCCCAGCGTCCAATTCAATCTTGGCAATATCACCTGGCGATCATTCACTTTGCCCGTATTCTCGAATAGCGCCGAAGGAAACACCAAAAAGTTCCGGCCTACGGTGATTTTGACCGAGGGCACCGTGCGCGTCTGAGGCGGCAAAAGCGGATCGCCGACCGAATTGGAAAAGATCTTGCCGTCCTTGTCCACAACGCACGGGATGCTTTTGAGATCTCCAGAGACGGTGATGTCCGGAGCCTTGAGCGTGGGATCTTCAACCCGGTCGGCGGGATCGGTGCCAGCCTGGCTCGATTGCGTTGAACCCGATTCGTCCCAACGGTTTTTGTAGGTGACCGTGCAGATCCAATGCTTTACGCCGGTCGATCCGTTGCCCTCGTCCTCACTCACATCGATGCTGGCCACACGCGCGTAAGGAAACGAAGGATGCGGCGTACCGATTGGCAAGGCCATGGCCACGCCGATGCCGTGCTCGTCCTTGCCCGTATCGTCGGTGCAATGGTAGGTGCGCGTATAGGTGTGGATCAACTGGTCATCGACCGATGCGCGGCGGCCAGGAGCGAGTTCGAATAGGGTGCCCATGAAAGGAAAATACCCTCTGGATCAGATTCTGATGTCGGGATTGTTTTTGTAGGCGTCGGATTTTAAATATGCGTCAAGGATCTTTTGCTGCACGGTCTGCGTCGCCTTGGCGATCCGCACATTCTCCTCGGCGGCCATGGCAACACGCTGTTGGAGATCCTGACCTGGACCGGTGACCGAGGCCCTTGTGACGGCTTCGACCAGGGCGGTGGAATCCGAGGTGAGCGCCGAGGAAAGCCTCGATTGTGCCATCCTTTCCATGATCGGAATCAGTCTTCCCGCCGTTTTTCCGGCGTCGGCTGCGTTTATTTGTTGCGGCGCGAAATCTGTCCCGGCAAACAGCGCCCGTGCGGTGCCGCCAAGGATTGCGCCAAAGTTGACCCCCAGCTTTTTTAGGCCCAGATCCAGATAGCCCATCTGTTCCGAAGGACCTGGCTGCTTCAGCGGGTTTCCCTTGTTGTCGGTGATTCCCCATTGGACCTGAAGATCACGCCATGTCTGGCGGCCCTTGTCGCCAAGTTGCCCGCCCATCATTGCCGTTTCGCCAAAATTGTAAAGACCCGCCATCATTTTCGCGAAAGCAGGCTTTAGCTCGGCGATCATGTCCACCAAGCCAACAAAACTGTTGTAAACATCTACGAAAATGTCTGCTCCCGCTTGCCAAACATCCATCAGGATGTCATAGCCTGCGGCGAAAACATTGGCCCCGGTCTCGAACACATCGATCAGCATCTCGCCACCTGCCCGAAACATCTCCTCCAGATGCTTGGGATTCTGCGTTATCTCCTGGAGAGGTCCCAAAAACACACTAAACACCGACGAAATCGCAGCCATCGCGCCACGGGCGTACTCGATCCAGCCCCGAAAATCGAACGCCTTATCCAAGGCCACCATCATGTCGGCCAGGAGATCGTTCCATTGGGCGCCCAAGCGAGCGAAAACGCCAGAATATCCGGCGTCGGATCCTTCCAAAAGCGGCATACCGCGCTGCTCGGCAAGGAAAGATTCCCGGCCCATCAGCGCGTTGACCGGTGCCGTCAGCACCGACTTGGCCGCGCTGGCCGCCATGTTGGCGATGTTCAGCGCCGCATTGAGCGGGACGGCCATCGCGGCGGCGGATCCGGCAAGAGATAGCGGAGTGCCGATTGCCTGCTTGAGGCTTTGGCCGATTTTCGATCCGACATTTTTGACATCGCTCATCGAAGAAGCGATGCCCGACCTCAGGCCCGAGGAATCCAGTCCAAGCGATACGACCGGATTGGCGATTGATTGCTTAGCCATCGAGTGCCGACCTCGCTTTCTCGGCCAGCTTGCGGGCCTTTTCCTGCCACCGGTTTTTGGGGTCGTGCTCGACGCCCCACTTGGGAATCAATTCAGAGATCTTGATTGTATCCTTTGACCATGGAGAGAGCGCCGCGTGACGATTCAGCGCCGAGAGGCAGTCCTCCCGATACGGTCCCCATGGCTCGATACCCAACAGAATGAGCCACTCGGAAAACTCCGCAAAGCTCATCCTTTGGCAGAGCTCGGCGACCGTCAGACCGAGGGTGGCGGCGAGCTGGAAGAGGGCTCGCTGTTCGGGTCTGCCGAATTTTTTTTTGCGGCTTCCACCGCTCCGGAAGTCAACCCGTTGACCTTCAAGACTTCCTGAGCGATCCGCATACACACCGGAAGCGGCACCGAGTTCAGCGCCTCGATGTCGCCAACGCTTAGCTCCTCGCCATCTGGCCGACAAAGCGAACCGGCCAGCATCGTCCGTACGGCGCTTGCCTGCGTCTTTGGCTCGCTGATCCTCTCGATGCACTCATACATCGACAAAAGCTTGCCCAACGGCCAGCCACGCAGATAGATAGGATCCCGCAGACCTTCGACAACGACGGAAACGGGATCGGAAAGCTCGAACATAAGATCCTTTTGGTAGGAGACTAAACGCCGCCGGTGATCGTGATCGAATTAACCACGAAGGTCACACTATACGACTGGACATCCGAACTTCCTTGCGTGATCTTTTCCTTGATCACCTTTTGGATAAAACCGGTATAAGTATGGGTTTCCGTTCCTGTGCCGCCAATCGGCGCGGGATAAATTACAACCAACTCGATCTCGGCCTTCGCGTCCCGCTTCGTCACCATCAGATCATACTCGGTCTTGATGTACTTTGCGGTGAAATTGATGTCCTCGAATTCCTTGATTCCCACCAGGGAATACTTCTGACCGCGCACCAGCGAACCGAATGTAATCTTGACCAACGAGGCGCCGCCGCCGTCGATGTCAAATGGATCATCGATCGCTTCACCTCCCACGGTGAGCGAAGTAACGATATGAGGCGACGCGGTCACCGTAGAAGTTGGCATGGCGAAATCTCCTTGAAATCCAGATACCCAAAATCGGCAAAATTACCGACAAAAGCCGGTGATCGTCATCTGCACCCGGCGATAACTTTCATCATCGCCATCGGCCAAAAATTCGTTGTCGAACTGAATGCCGGAGTATTGCAGTCGGTGAATCTCCGATGTGCCCTGAATGATCCGCGCACGATTGGCCTCAATCACCGCTCGTACCGCCTTGTCGATCGCTTCGCTTTGGGTGCTGGTGCGGGCGATGCCGGTCAGGGTCAGCGTTGCGTAGCCGATTCGGGACAGCCCCGAAGCCGACGAGAGCGATTGGAACGGCTCCGAGGAAACCTGCCACGCCGCGGCGGGCAGCTCGGCCTCTTGCGGGATCTGGTCAGGGTGGATGCCGCCCGGAAGCGCCGCCTGCACGGCGGAATCGGCGACCAGAAGCGAACGGACGATGCGGGCGAATGGGATGGACATTAGGCGGCCTTCCGTTTCTTTTCGATCTTGGCGATCGCCTTTTCGGTCTCGGTTTTCAGTCGCTCAACAATCACCTCGCCGATCGAGCCCTTTGAGGCGGACCAGGCGCGTTCCATAAAGAACTGACCGGGAACTGTGGTGGACTTTTGCCCGGTGGATCGGAACCGGTCGACCGAGGCCAATTGTTTGGCGGTCAGGTCGGCTTGCTTGATCTTGTTTTTCTTCATGTACTTGTCGAGGTCCGAACTCACCCACAGCACGCCTTTTTTAACGATCGATTCGTGTTGCCGACCGGTCACCAGCGGAACCCGGGAATGGGCCTTGAAACCGAATTCGACCAGGTGCGCATAGTTCGAAGGGCGCTGCATGATCGTGGATTTGCCACGGCGCACCGATTCCCCGACCGAACGCGACGGACCAACCACAGCGAAAGGCGCGCCCTTCCTGCTCACACCGTTTCGGGACTTGATCGACTTTTTCAACATACCGGTTTTGCCGTAGGCCTTCGTCTGACCTTTTTTGGTTTTGCCGCCTTTGGGTGCAAGCGATTTCGCTTTGGTCGCGACGATCTTCGCACCGGCTCCCAATCCGTTGGCCTGCGCCCTGGCGAACTGCTTATCCTTGATGAGGACGGAGCCGAGGCGGTCGATTCCCGCTTTCATTTCCTCGTTAAATTTCTGCACATTGGCCTTAATCATGTCGCCACCACCACGCCACTAGGACTTTCGAGCCACTCGGTCGCGGCGATTGCCAGCGCTTGTCGGTTTTCATCGAGGTTTCGCACGCTCGAAATCAGAAAGATGCGCCCTTCGTAGAGCATCCGGTGGTTGATCCGCACATCGTCCCGCCATCGAATCAGGATAGAATGGGTCTCTAATCCCTTTAATTGACTCCCGAATAGCCCTTCAGCCGCCGAAATAGGCGAAATCTGGGCCCAAATCGCGGCGTAGGTGGACCAGGTCCGGACTGGTTGGCCCAAATCATCCATCGAATCCGTGGGCGCCTGGAGCTCCATGCGCCGTTTTAGGTCGCCAATTTTCATGAGTAAGCGTTCCAAATGTATTTGTTGGCGATAGCCTCGAACGCAAACGGCACTTCACCGCCTCCGGTCGGGCCAACTTGCGACCGATTTTCGTACCAATGCCCGCACATTAGCAAAATCGCCTGGTTAATCGATGGCGCGATGGTGGTGGTCGCCGCAGTATAGACCACCGTCACGGCGTAAGGGTGACCATCGGGGCTTGGCAGGCTCGCCGCATTGGTGAAGTAAATCTGTGGCCTCGTTTCCGACTGGCCAGCAAACACCAAATACGACTGCGGGCTCACCGTCACCACGCCGCTTGGCGTCCGCACCGTCACCGAGGAAACGCCCGTCACGGGCCCTCTGGGAAGCTCGATCCGGTCGGGCAGGCTATCAAGCCTGTGCGTCAGGGTTTGTTCGCTGAGGACGCGCCTGGTGTGCTTCTCGAATAGATCGATGGCACCGCCAAGGATCGTCGTGATCAACGCATCCTCGTAGTCGTGGTCCACCCGGAGATGGAGCTTCACATCGGCCAGGGTGGGAAGCGGCATTAGCGGGTTTCCTTCTTTTTTGCCTTCGGAGCTTCGGGCGTTTCCGCCTTCCTTACCACGGGCGGCGTCGCCTGGTAAACCTCCAGGACTCCCGATTCCAGTAGCGTCGGGATTTCCTTCGCCTCCGGCCACTCGATGATATCTCCGGGCTTGTGGTCGAATGTCTCACCCACCAACCCCTGTCTTACCAAAAATAGATCCGACATTTTCCTACCTCACCTGTTGAATGAAAAAAAAGGCCCGCCCGCCGATTCAGACGAGCGGGCCCGGGGAAGGCTCTTCTGCCAGAATTACGCCTGGGTAAGGAGCTTGACCGCTTGCGAAATCACAACGCGGGAATCGCGGCGACCAACCGCGAGGAACCCGGTTTCATACGCATCGGCGAAACGCTCGTCAAGGCGGCGAATCTCGAGCGGGCCCGCATCGCGGATATAGAACTGTTCAAAATCGCCGAACGCGATGGTCTTCGCTCCGGTGGCGATGGCGCTTGCCATGCTGTTGTTGATGATCACCGGGAACCCAAAGATCCTACGGTCGACAGGGTCGGCGTAGTTCATCGGGATCAACTGCCGCCCCTGCAGATCTTGCAGGCGCAACAACGAATACCAAACCGCCTGATGCATCGCGAATTTCGCGTTCGGTTGATAGGCCGCATCCAAGCTATTAATGAGACCCACCACATCGTTGATAGTGATCGCCGTCGCGGTCGCGGCGGTGACACCAGCGGAAGCGCCGGTGACAAATCCTTGAGGCTGACCGGTGCCGGTGCCGATGGCGAACGCAGCCGCTTCCGAGCGGCCGATCCGGTCACCCATAAGCTGAGCCAGATAGGACTGAATATCAATCCCGCTGTCCCGGAGAAGCTCGTTCGACGCCTTGATCAGCGTGCGATAGGTATAAGCACTCAGGGTCACCTGAGCGAAGGTCACATCCGTCGCGGTGCTCGTTGCGGCTTCCGCCGTCAGCGTCGCCGTGACTGCGGTATCATCCGCGGTGGGAAGCGGCATCGGATTGCCCGATTCTGTTTGGATCACCCGCGCATGATCACGCATCGGGTTAAACAATGCCCGGCGAACATTCAGTTCGGCGAGGAATCCCTGCGGGACGGTGAAACCACCGGCGGAACCGGAGGTTGTATTGTCGCGTTCCTCAAGCTGGTACTTGCTGAGAGGAATCGTGAGGGAGGTCCTGTTGAGGTTGAGGCCGCTGCGTTCAGCTGCCGCCCGTTGTTCGTTGGTTGCGTCAGGGCCCAAAAGGAATCCGCGAAGGGCCAGATTCTTATCCCGGATCCGCTGGCGATCGTTGTAGTCGGAGACAAAGCCCGGTGCGGGCAGCGCCCGGCGGGAGGCGTAGGTAAATGCCGAGCGTGAAGCCTGCACAATCGCGCGGCCTCGGCTCTTGGCCTCATCCTTCGCCGCGGGATCGTCCGCGCTGGTTTCGGTGTCGTCCTCGGCGGAGTCGGCGCCAATGTAATCCTCGCACGCTTTCAGGCGCGCGTCGATGTCGTCCAACTTCGTTTGAAGATCGGAAAGCATTTGCGTTTCCTCAGGAGAAAGCTCCCGGGTCTCGCTAGCGTTCAAAAGCCCGGACCACTTGGCCACCACTTCAGAGCGTTGCTCTCTTAATTTCTTGAGCTGTTCCATACGAAAATCTCCTGGGCTTTAGGCCCGTCGGGAAGCAAGGGAAAACCAGCGCTTGGAGCGCTCCACGGCCTGACGGGCTCGGTGGCTTGAGAGGGAGCGGAGGGCGGCCTCGGTTCCCTGCGGATAAGCGGGATCTGCGACTACAGAGATCTCACGAAGCTCGACATCAAGCAGCGTGCGAATGCGGGCGCTTTCGCCCGGCGCGGGTTCGTCCCACGATTGCTTGCGCGTCACGAATCCAAAACTCATCTGCGACACATCGCCGCGTTCCATCAGCGTGATCAGGTCGCGGGCGTAGGTGGTATCGGGAAGATCAAGGCGGAACGAGAGACCGGCGGGAACCGACGAAAGCGAAAGCGACCCGGAGCGGGTCGAGCCGAGAACCAAAGACGAATCGTGGTTGTAGTAAGCCAGGATGTTGGACCGTTCGGAGAGCGACCGCGTGAACGCCGCGGAATCAATCCGCTCGCGGAATCCGCCCAGGTCGGCGGAAAGCACGCCGTAGGGCGCGGCGATCCCGGTAATCTGTCGCGATGCGGGATCGGCCCGGAGTTCGTGAATCGCAATGGTGCGCCGTTCGGTCATCATGTCGCCTCCTTGGTTGGGAGTTACACGAACGGCAATCGATAAAGGCTTTATGTGACAGGAGGTTTGACTTCCAATTTGTCAAAAATGCGATCCAAAATGGATTCCGTCATGAACGGAAAACTTGCCTCGGCAATCACTTTGCCAATTTCTTTGGTGATAATGCCCTGCGTTACTTGCATAATAATTTCGAGAAGGCTTGCAACTTGGGCGCCGTTAAGCGCAGTCGATGAAATGTCAACATCCGCGCTAGCCACCTCATTGGATGCGAGAGGCGCAGCATCTTTCAGCGGTATTTTACTATCAACATCCGTAACAGGTTTCCCGATGACAGGCGCTTGGCCAGGAAGCGGAATCTGCCCGAATTGCGGAGTCGATGGAGGTAACTGCGTGCCGCTGGTTTGCTGGCTGATCGTCTGCATATTCAAAGGCTGCATATAGGTATCTCCGCCTTCGATCGGCGGTTGGCCTTCCAGGGTGCGCACATCGTTGACCGAGAGCCAACCGTTGTTGCGACCGATGGCGTAAGTGTTGTACCGGGTCTGAATGTCACCGCGGAGAAGGCCCTCGACCGAATGTTCGGCGTAATAGTCTCCATCGGGAAAGAGCTTTACCGAGATCTCCTGTTCCATGCGCACCAGGTGCGGGCGGAGCGTATTGACGACAAAATCGATCCCATCCTGTTCGATGTTGCTAAAGGCGGTTGCGCCCTGGACCCGGAGGCGGGAAAGCGGCAGGCCAAACCAGCGCGCGATTTCTTCCACGCCGAATTTGCGGCTCTCCAGAAACTGCGCGTCATCGTTGGGAACGGAAACCGTGCTGACCTCCATGCCTTCCTCGAGAATGGCGGTGCGGTGGCTGTTCTCGCCACCGGCGTGGATTGCCTCCCAGCCCTCGCGCAAGCGCTTGCGCGCATCGTCCGACAACCGGCCCGGATGCTTGAGCAGCACGCCCGGACGAGCGCCACGGCCAAAGAATCCTGCACCATAGCGCTCGAGGCTGATGTTGAGACCAAGCGATTCGCGGGCCTGCCGGATCACCGAGACGCCCACCAACCCATCAAGACTGAAGCCGCGGAAATGCAGGATATCCTGAGGCGAAAAATCCACAACGGCGCCCATGTACGGCGTACATCGATAAAACAGAAACCCGGCCTCGTCACGCCATGGTACGACCTGGGCGAAGGTCAAGGGCCAGATGTTGACCACCTCGCCCGTGATCGGGTCACGCTCAATTTCGGCGTAACTGTTGCCGTGAAGCAGCATCTTCGCCACCAGCGAGACGCGGGCGACGGAAGCGGGCGACTCGGGATTTGCCTGACTGTAAAGAATCCGGTAAGCGGGGTGCTCAAGGGCCCGCACACCCCTTCGCCCCTCTTTTTTGTAAACATGGAGAGGCAGCGTACCGATGGCCTCGGCGATCACACGCGTGGCGGCGAACACCGCGGAGACCGCGAGCGCCGACGATTCGGAAACGGTCACGCCGGTGGAGCTCGGCGCAGTCAGAATCGATGTGGTAATCGGCCCAATCGGCGACGGCTTTACCTTGCCCATGCGAAGTTCCAGGTCGATTGTGTCGGCGGAATGCACCCAATCGGACATTAAAACACCTCAAGTCCCTGGAGTTCGTAGATACTCTCTCCATTTACCCCGGTTGCCTCGGCGGTGCGGGCCCGCGCGAAGGCCATAATCGCGCTGACGGCGGCGTCAATTCGCTCGACGGAGCGCTTTTTGGAGGGCTTTTGGTTGCCAGCGGCGTCGAATTCGATGACAACATTGTCGATACACCACCTCAAAAGAGGATTTCCATCGTGTGAAATCTGCTTTTGCAGGACCGCAGCCTCGAAATCCTTGGTCGGCGGAGACATCGAGCGGAATCCCTGACGGAATTCGCGGACAACATAGCCCTGATTTTCGAGTTTTTGCATCAAAAATTCGGCGTTCCAAGGGTCGACGGCGATCTCCCTTATCTTGTATTCCTCGGAAATCTCGGCGATACGCCTGAGGACCACCTCATAGTCGATGATTTCGCCCGGGATAATCTCCAGATTTCCGCTGCGGGCGAACTGGTCGTATCTCATCCGGTTGGTGTCGTTGCGTTTCGCCACCATCGCCGAGGTCGTCCAGGCGAAAGATTTCAGATGGATCGCTCCGGCCAGCGGGAAGGCCAGGGTGAAGCTGGTCAGGTCGGTGCGGCTGGAGAGGTCGAGCGCCGCGTAACAAGGCACCTCCTCCAGATTCGTCGGGCGCGATTCGCAGGAGTTCCACGACTCGGTGGCGATCCAGCGAGCGGCGGATTCCACCCATTGGTTGAGATGATATTGGCGGAAGGATTGCTCGCGGGCCGGATTGTGCTGCGCCGTTTGGCAGGTGTCTTTCAAATATTCGAGCGTTACGGATTTTCCTAGTCCAGGATTCGCCGCTTTCCATGCCTCGGGGCTCTTCCAATCCATCTCAGGTGGAGCTTCATAGATCACCGGTAAAAAAGTTGGATCGCTGACGACGCCGTCACGAACCTGGATTCCGTACGAATACAATTCATGCAGCAGCGTCCCGCGGTCATGGCCTGCGGTGCTGATCATGAAAGCGAGCGGCTCGGTGCGAGCGCCCATCGAGGTGACAAGTGCTTCGTAAAGGTCCCGGTTCTTTTGCGTAAGCAATTCGTCGAAGATCAGCGTGGAAATGTTGTGGCCGAGGTTGCCAGCGGCGTCGGCGGCAATCACCTTGTAAACGGCTCCACGGTTTGCCTCGATGTGTCTGCGGTAGACCTTGCACTTCTTTGAGAGCTCCGGGCTCCGCAACACCATATTCTTCGCGATGTCGAAGGCCAAGGCGGCCTGGTCGGAGTCGCAGGCGGCGGAGAGAATTTCGGCGCCCGGCTCGTGATCGGCAAAGAGCATATAAAGCGCAAGCGCCGAGGCCAGCGTGGTTTTGCCATTTTTGCGCCCGAGCATCACCAGCGCCTGACGATATTGGCGGCGGCCATCCGGAAGGCGCGTATCAAGCAGCGGGCGGATGATGTCGCGCATCTGCCAACGATCGAGGGTCAGCGGCTGACCACCGAGCGGGCCCTTCGTGTGGGAGAGTAGCGATTTACAAAATAATTCGAAAACAGCGGAAGGCTTCATGCGGAGGAGCTACCCCGGATCAGCCCAGTAGCCTTAGGATCTTATCCTTTTGCGGGTCGTCGGTCTCGATGGCCTGCTTGACCTCGCGGGCCACGCCTCGGGCAGATTTGCGAGCGCCAGGTGTGAGATTGAACACCCTAAGCGAATCCGCCAAATCGCGCTCAGCAGCCCGGCATTCACCGATAAACGGATGTAACATTTCCTGCCCATTACCTCCGATAACCGTCAGCTTCGGCAACGCCTTGACCAGCGCGGCCATTTGTTGAGCCCTGGCCATCCGGCGAGCCGCCAGCAAAACGGCCTGAAGATCGCAGGCTTGAGCCCACCCTGTACGGTCAAGGTCGGCAACAAGGATACCAAGGCACACATTTTCGTCTGACGACAACAGCGGCGAGGATCTCGGGAGCGGAGCTCCGTCTGTTTTCGGTGACACGCGGCGCCCGCGCTTCATAAGCTTGCCCTTTTTCCACAAAAAGCCACACAAAAACACGCGATGGGTCCAAGTCGGTCAGCCAAATCTGACACGCCATGGCCCCCTCTACCTATAGCTAACTCCCGCTGGGCTTAGCGCAACATGTGATATCACATGTTGCCAAACAGGCCAGCGCCGGTTGCGCTCTCTTTTGAGTTACACCGCCGCCCATGCTTCCAATTCATCCAGCTCATCGACCGCGTCAATGGCAGCCGTGTCCTCGCTCGCGATTTCCGCTAGTCGTTCTCCCTGGTCCGTGCGGTATCGAATCTTCTTGGCACTATCGCGAATCATGTTCTTGATCTTGTTCGAGAGCGCCACCCTAAGCAGCGAGCCCAGCTTGGCGCGGGTCGGGTCAAATTGGGGCATGATGTGCGCGGCGTATGCCAGCAGCTCGCCTTCCAAATCGTCAATGCGAATCCCGCGCAGGTGCGCCCGTCGCGCGGTTGCTTTAATCAAAGGAATGTACGCCTCAAGATACGACTGTTCCTCGGCGGTAAGGACGCTGCCTCTCGCCCGTCGAAAGAATAAAGGCCCGTCATCCTGGGTCTGGATGATGCGGGCAACGCGGCGCCGCCAGACTATGTGGCGTGAGAGCTTGACAGGCTCTTCAGGGATATCAAAAAGTGTTAGTTGCGCCATCAGCTCGCTCCTTTTTTGAACCACAATTCGATCAGCGTAAGCGCTTCACCGGTCCTGACCTGTTTTGGCGTGACGCGCAATAGTGACCAGCCCATTAGATTTATGGTATTATACTTCTCCAGATCTCCCAGAAAACCCTTGGGGCGCACATGACGACCGCGGCTCCAGACCCCGCCTTCTACCTCGACCGCAAGTTTGTGATCAGGCCATGCCAGATCGATCCTCCACTTTCGCTTGGAGTGAAACCGGTACTCGCGCACGGGCTCGGGCAAACCAGCGAGCCGAACCATAACGGCGAGGCCATCACTCCAGTCGATCATCGTTGACCATCTCCCATAAATCCGCGTTATCGTCCAGACACGCCGCGTAATTGGGCGATGCCATCTTCGCCTTGTGCGCCTTGATGGCTCCTTCAAGTCTGGTAATCCGCTGCCTCGCCGCGATCAGCTCAAAGCCCAGTTTGGCCGCCGCGTGCCGGGCGCTTAGCCGTTCGATCCCGTGGTACGGGAAAACCAGCACACCGCACTTGTGATCGTCCAAAAGTTTCTGAATCTGTGGGAGGGTTAGCGTCATGATTGCCTCGTCATCGCCTGGTACCTCAAAGCTAGTGCCTGCTTTGCCTTGTCTTCAATTTGCCGAACCCGCTCCCTCGTAATCTTCAGCCGATCTCCAATTGCCTGAAGTGTGTGACCCTGGTAACGGAGTTTTAGGACCCGCCGGTGTCGCGGCGGAAGCCCGCGGAATAACCGCTTCAGAATCTCCAGCTCTTCCCTCAGCTCGAGCGCCCTGGTTGGATCATTGATCATGGCGATGTCTTCATCCCGGTCCTCTCCTTCATCGTTTTTGGTCTGTCTCCATGCGCCCGTATTTCGGTAGCCATTTTTTTTTGCCGAATAGACCGCGGAAATCCGGCCTAGGTACCGACGCCACGAAACGGCCATAATTGTGGAAAATTTCCATCCGGTTTCGGCTCGATAAACCTTAGCCACCCGGCACAGGATAAAGTTGCATTCAGCCACCGCGTCTTCGTGGGTCAGAAACACGGAGCTAAATTTCGCCACCAGATACGGCACCAGTTTCACATTGTCGGCGACGAGCTGCGCCTGTTCTGGCGTCAGAGGTTCGCATTTCTTCTCTTGTTTCTTTTGCCGGTGCAAAAAGATATCCTTACTCATAATTTCCCAAACTCCTCAATCTGAAACAGCAGCGCCTCGGGAACCTTGACCAGGAAACCTCGCTCGCCCTCTCCATCATCGCTGCGTGCGGACTCGCGAATCTGTTTGGACAAAGTTGCAAACGCTGCCTTGTAGCGCAAAACGGATGCGAGTAATCGCCGTTGATCCTCGTAAGCGTTCACAAGAAATTTCGCATTTCTGGCCACGGAATCAAAAACAAAGGCGATTGGTTGACCAGGATTGGCTTCGGGAAAGATGTAGACACCCGGGTCTCCATCTTCTCTGCCAATCGCCCATGGACCATTCGTAACGCGGGCGAAGCGTTTCAGGATCGGCCCGGTTTCCCCGGGACCGAGAGCGGGAACGATTTCGAGATCAGGCATCCAATTCCTCGAACAGCCAGCAACAGGCCCAACAGGTAACGGCGATTAAAAGAATGCTCATTACGACATTGGCATCAGCAGACCTTGGAATCCCTCGGCCTGTAAGATGATCGGTTTGCCTGGGTCGTTGATGCCCAGCGTGAAGGCTTCGGCCTTAATTGATTTGAGCATCGGAAGCAGATACGCGGCGTTAAGGGCGATCTCGATCGGCTTGTCGTCCCAGGCGAAATCCATGGAAGCGAAGGCCTCGCCGTCGGTTGTTTTGGCGGTGGCGGTGAGTTGGCCCGGCTCCAGTTTCAATCTCACTTTTTTATCCAAAGCGTCTGCCATAAAGGAAACCCGCTGGATCGCCTCGACCAGGTCCGCCGTGCTGGTTGTAATCTTGTGCGCGATGATCCTGGGCATGATGGCGGACCAGTCGGGGAACTTTCCCTCGATCTGGGCTGTGGACAGGATCGCCTCGGGCCCGAAGAAATGAACCTTGTTTGTCCCAACGGAAAGCGTCAGGGATTCGGCCTCGCCAAACAGGCTCCGTAGAATCGGGCCAAGCTTCCCCGGAATCACCGCGGAGAATTTGTCCTCGCCTTCAATCGGATAATCGGCAACGGCGAGCCTACGCCCGTCGGTCGCAATCGCCTTGCCATGTTCCAGGGAAATCCCGGTCATCGTATATCTGGCGGCCTGCGACGCCGCGCACGGCGCCACCGTTTCGACCGCCTCGATCAGCGGCGCGGCTTGTACCAGGTAGCTTTTCCTGGATTCCGGATTCTCCCCGGCCAAAGCGTTAAGCGGCGGGAAATCTCCCTTGGGCATAAGCGGCAGGCTGTACCGCAAACCCTTTGCCGTGATCACGACCGACTCGGGCAACAGCTCCCAATCTGCCTCGGTGCTGCCAATCGATTTGAGCGCGCTCAAAAGCTTCGAGGCCGGGACGAGCACCCAATCCTGCGTCAGGTCGAAGCCCGCAGTAAGGAGCGTCGTCTCCTGATCGGTTGCGCCGAAAAGCTCGGCGCTACCCTGCACGGCAACAACCTTGGCTTTCATCGATTTTTCGGCGATTGCCGCACAGGCGGCCACCATTGGCAATATCTTCGCTGGCTCAAATCTCATTCAATTCGCTCCTTAAAAAGAAACCTCGCGCGCGGTGTGCCAGAAGCTCGGGACCCGCCCGGTCCCGATGTGGTGGCGTTGGTGTGCAGAAGGAGTTATTCACCCCTACCCCTGGCGGCGCCCCAAAAGTGAAAAAACAAGCGCCATAGCCGCGCGCGAGTTGGCTCGCGTCTATTCTTTTATTCCCTCGTCACCTTTTGAGATTTCAGGAATTTTAGAATCTTTCTGGTTGTTTTCTGCTTTTTGCAGAAGGCTTTCAGCATTTTCCGCATCCTCCTCCGAGCGATAGATAGATTCGCCTCGAACATCAAAGCCGTCACGTCCGTCGGCCATGGTGCGTCCGCCGATGAATCCGAGCGTGACGAAGGTGATCTTCTCGTTCCCATAGACAACGGCCCTCTCACTCAAAAGCAAATATTTACCGAGTCTTCCCGCACGGCTCCGGTAGCCTACGATCAGCTTGCCGGATTCGGGATCGGTCGCGCCGATCGGTGGCAGGGCCGCCTCCCGCTTCTGGATTCGCTCGTTAGCCTTGCGTTGCTGGTAGTAGTAGTTCCGAATCGATTGATCCTGATCACGCCATGATCCCACGATGAGCCTCCTGAAAAAGAAATGGGAGCCTCCATGCTCCCGACAAAGAAGTAACCCGCCTTTACCTAGAACGGCAAGCCGCCCGCCGTCTCGCTCCAGGCCACCCAGGTCGTGCCCTGGAGAACATAGACATCGGCGGCCAGAAGTTTGCCCGATTCGATCAGGCCTCGCACCTCCGTCACAGTCATCACGCTGGGCTGTTCGTTGCCGATGTCCACGGTGATCATCGCGTTGAGATCCGTGGCGGTGTTGACCGGCAGGTTCGGTTTGTTCGAGCGGCGCGGAGGAGGTGGTGGCGCCTGATGGTTGGTAGGTGAGGAATTGTCGTCGGGATTCGGCATCACGGTGCCGATCCGGGTTCCGGTGTTGGTGGAATTGGGCTCGACCATTACGAGGAATTTTTTACCAACATAATCGGCTAGGTTGATCTGGGCGCCGGGGCTGATGGCTCCGCCGGTCACACCGCCGAGAATACGCCCACAAGCGTTTTTGCCGCTGGGCGCGGTGCCGGTGGTGCGGCTGGTTTTCGATCCGGCGTGAGGTCCTTTTGTCACCTCGAATACCCATTCGAGACCCGGGCCGTGTTCGGGGTGCGTTACATTCTGAACCTCCACAAACTTCGCAACATAGGAGCCGACAGGTACGCCGTACTTGTTTTCCTGAAACGTCAAAATCATCAACATAACCTCCGTTAACAAACGTCTTTTTCAAACTTGATAGAAACGGCATTGGGAACAATTCCCATGCCATTAATCCTCCAAAACAAAAATGGAGATCCTTTTTTTCCGGTGCCGGATCGGCCCAGAACGTTATCGGCGTGGAGCTTTTTAAGCCGGTCGAACAACTTGGTTCGCGTCGGCCCTTCGCCGTTTAGTAATTCCTTGATGTCCTCGACGGTGGCGCCTGGTTCGCCATAGGGGATGGCGGACAGGAGCTGCTCGGTCTCGGCTGCCTGGTTCACCTCGTCACGGTTGCCCATGAGGATGTAGGACTTGTCGTCACGCGTTCGCTCGATCACCGATTCCTCGGGTGTGATCGTGGAGGGGAATCGGCCTTTGGCAATAAGCAGTCGCTGCCTTGCTCCGGCCTTCCATCGTTTAAGTTCAAGGATGAGGTCCACGAATCCGGTAAGGGCCGAAGAGCCGCGGGCGGCGCTTCCGTCTTCGGTGTCGCCATGTTGTGCCTTGCGGGTGTGGTGGACGATCAGCACGGCACAGGGAAGCGTGCGGAGAGGCATGAGGCTTGCCTGTACGCCGGTGGCGTCGTTCTCGTCCTTCGCGGCCCAGATGCTGGCGAGTGTGTCGAAGACCACGAGGTCATAGCCTTCGGCATCGATGCGTTTTCGGATGAAGGAGAGGCGCTCAATCCATTGGGCCTCGTTCATTCGTGCCTGGTTCTTCTGGCAGTAGAAGTGCACGTTATCCTTTCCGTCCACTTCGGCTGCCCGGTCGTGCCAAAGGCTCTCGTGTTCCTCTGTGATGTAAAGGACTTTGGCGCCTCGCTTGACTGGTTGGCCGATAAACTCATCGGCGTTACCAAGGGCGCCAAGGAGCGCCGCGATTAGCGTGGTCTTCCCGGTCTTCGGTGCGGCGGAAAATAGCGTCACGTGGTTTCGTGCGAGGAAACCTTGCCAGATCCATCGCTGGTCGTCGGGCATCGCGGCGAGTCGGGACCAGGGAAGCGGGTCGCCCCACGGATCATCGGTAAGCGAAACAGGACCCGATGGAATCTCACCTGGCAGTTTCATCGTGACGGTGGCGAGCGGGTCGGGCTCGTAGCGGCGGATCGATTGAACGATTCCCTCGACCTCGGCGATCTCCAAAGGCGGCTCGATCCTCGCTTCGTTCTCGGCCAAAAGGGCCGCCCGGATCGTGGCCTCGGTGGCTCCGATCCGCCGGAGCGATCCGGCCATTTTGGTCAGGTATTGGTTGCGCCCGCCTTCGGTGACCAGCTCGGCGTCGGTGAGCGGTGCGGCGTGACTGGGAGTCGGGCCGTTCTGGCGCACCATGGCCAACAGCCACTCCGGCGCATCGGCCACCGGCAGGTCATCGGGGCTCCGCCCTTCAATCCAGGTATATTGGCGCCCGCTGATGTGGAGGCTCGGCGGCATGACCGTCTGCGAGCCGTTGCAAAGGATCCTG